CCGTAGACGAAAAGATATGGGCGGCGCTCCATGACAAACGCGCCATTTCTGACATTGCACTGGAGGCACTGAAGTGAACCGAATCACACAACTGAAGGCAAGGCTTAAAGTAGCGCAAGCCGAACTTTTGATCCGCACCCGAACGCACAACAGCGCGTCGCGGGCCTACAACAAGGTGGTGGCGCACATTGCCGAACTGGAGAAGAGAATTGATAACTTGGCGAAAATTTCATCGGGAAGCTAACGAGTACGGCGAGGAGCAACTGCTGGCTATGTTGGAAGAAGAGAAGCGGGTGCATAAGCGCGTGAAGATGCTAGAGCGTATCCACCAACGCTACTGCACCTTACGCGCCAGCCGGGAACGGATGGAGATACTAAAAGAAGGAAAACGACCATGACATTGACGCAACAATTCAAGCGGATGACCCGCCGCCTGACGCCCGTTGAGATGGCGGCAACAGAGTTGTCCGAGGCTGAACTGCACCGCCTGGAAGCCCACAGTGCGGTGGAGTACGCCACCAGTGTTGTCAGCTACGAAGACGCCAGGATCAAACGTCTAAGGAAGTTCTTGGCTGATGCGGAAAAGGCAGTATGAACATCTGGCCCTTCCCTACCCAGCTACCACCGAACCGGCCTGTACCGCCGATGCCGTTCAACCCTAACAACCATGAGGACGCACCGTTATGAAAGACGATGAGATTGAAGACCTCTACATGAGCGAGTGGTTGCAATACGCAATCGTGATCTTGATCACTGCCGTGTCAGTAGCGGCGTTTGCTTTTATGCTGGGGTACTTGACATGACCAAAGACGACATCATCCGCATGGCGCAAAAAGCAAAATTCTTGATTGACACCCATGCTCAACAATACCAGCCTAATTGCATTTTGAGTACATATGGATTGATCGATGAAAATCTTGAACGCTTTGCCAACCTTGTTGCCGCTGCCGAGCGTGAGGCGTGTGCGAAGGTGTGTGATGACTACGATGTAGCAGAGGATGTGAATTCCTGTGACACGGCTGAAGGCATTGCATTAGCTATCAGAGCAAGGGGAAACACATGACAGGATTTGATTCAAAGCGCAAGATGGCGAAAGACAAGCTGGACGACGACGATGACGATGACACTCAGGTCTATGCCGACACGCTGACCATTGTGTACCAGCGCGGGTTTGCTGACGGCAAGAAGGCAGCACAGCGCAAGCCGCTTACGGATGAGGAAATCAAGCAAGCACTGACTAGCGTAGACCCTGAAACAAAGAGACTGCCGCCCGGTATGAAGGCATTTGCTAGAGCCATTGAAGCCGCCCACAACATAGGAGAGAAGACATGAGCGACAGAGAAGTAATGCAGCAGGCGCTAGCAACGTTGGAAGGCTGGAACAATTACAGCAGATGGGTGTGGCCTGAGTCTGCACTGGAGCAGTCCAAGCAAAACACAACCGACTCAATTGCCACTCTTAAAGCCGCACTGGAGCAGCCACAGCAGGAGCCGGTGGCAAGGCTATTCGGAACTCTGCCTGTATATGACACCGCAGCACAGCGCCCGTGGGTAGGACTGACGGACACGGAGATTGATTATCAAGCTAAGAAGGACGATCACGGGGGTTATTTTGCTCTTGGCGCTTTATGGGCAGAAGCCAAGCTAAAGGAGCGCAACACATGACTGACGAAGACGATGAATTCAGGCGCATTGAGCGCGAGATCAAACAACGCAAAGAGAAGGCTGAAGCCGATCTTATGGTCGTCTACTCACTGCGGCTGACCAAGGCACAACGCATCAAGCTGCTCCAACTTGGTGGCCCACAATGGCTAAGGAACCAGATTGAACGATCTACCTAACTTTGCGGCATGGGAGCGCGTAACGCTGGACAAGTTTGCCCTGGACGCTTACCTGAGACTTCAGGCCCAGCAGGAAGCACTTGAGCAACTCAGGGGTGATCTGCGGGATGCTATGAACCTGATCAGGATAAAAACAGTGAGCGTTCGTCCTGTCGACGTTTAACTAATCCTGGGAGAATTTTGCCACCCCCTCTGGTGAACTTCAGGAACTCATTGGAGGCTTCTTCAATCTCACCCCTAAGAACTTTCTGACGGAGGGTGCTACGCTGTACGCCTCCCAGACCAAGGTTAAAAGCAAAACTGACAAGAGCATCATTCTGACCTGGGGTAAGTACCATAGGAAAAAGTTTGGTGATGCCAGCTTCAAATCGCTGGAGATCAGCACTAAGGATTCCATCTACTTCCTCTTTGGAAAACGTGCGGTTATGTTCTGGCTCCAATGGGAAAGAGTCTCTTTGATCCAAAGGTAAACGGCCTTGAATGGGATAGAGAACATGGCCTACTCCTATTGTCCAGAGTCGAGCAGGGCAACGGTAGGGTTTGTATCGAACACCCTCATGGTGCTTGATCATGTCCTTGCACCGCTGAGAGACTTTCAATCTTTCCCACCCTTGAATGCCCTGCCACCAAAGTGGAAACTAATGATCGAAGCAAAGATCAATTGGGTATCGGCATCCCACAGTTTCTCAATCAACACATCAAATTCAATGCCGTGATTCCAGGCGTAGACAAACCCACCGATTTCAACGAAAGCAAACAGCAGGAAGAAGCCGTATGTCAGCAATGGCCTTACACCTGACCGCAGGTTGATCATCCACTGACTAGCACCTTGACCAATTGCAATGTCGTGAGCATAGATAGCAGTACGTTCTGATGCCTCTGCCTCGATCATCTGGCCTTCTATCCTGATCTCCTCCACCCGTTGCTGTGCTTCAAAGCCAGCCTTGCGTAACTCCAGTTCACGCTCAGTTTGGAGTTGAGCCATTGCCATCTCATGCTTCTTGTCAGCACGATCTTGGAAGAAACCAAGCAGCTTGGGTAAACCACCAGCCAGGAAGCTAATCAGGGTTGAGAGTAGGGTCAGCATGATTAGCCTTTAAGGTCAAAACTTAGATTTGCATGTCGTGGATACTGAACCACGCGCTCGCCCTCGGGGCATTTATACTTGATCGTTGCCAGCAAAGTTGCCGTGCCGGGTGCAATCTTCTCTTTTCGTACCATTGTCAACTGGTAGGTGAACGTGTCAATTGTTGGCCCTGCTGGACCGCTGAATTTACTTGCTGTGGTTGTGGCTTCATGCACCATGCCTGCTGCATCCCTAATACTTGGCGTAAAACTCTCGACCGAGCAGTCATCACGCTTTTTGATTCGAGCAACAGTCACGTTAATAGGCTGTCCAGCATCTGCCACAATTTTAAAATGCTCTGGTGACCACTCAAGGATGGCCCGGTCAAACCAACCAAACTTGTCAGCAAGGGTGTAGCCGCCACCAATTGCCGCAATGCTTGCTGCAACGGCTCCAATGGCCTTGGTGACGTCAATCATTTCTTCCAGAACTGCACAACACTGAATACGATTGCCACCGCCGCCCAGACGCCCATGCCTCTATTGACCCACTGGTCAATCTTTCGGTCAGTGCGATGCAGCATAGACTCATGGACGCTGAGTTGTGTTTCAACTGCGCCGATCCTTGCACCCTGGTTGGCTTGCCTTTCCTCAAACAAGATCAGCTTGCCAACAGCATCGGTCAGCTTGTCCACCTTGCTCTCAAGGCGACGGAAATCATCGTCAGTCATCTGAATGTCCCGTTGTTAATCGCGTCCATCATGCGCTTGCCGTACTTCTCCACCGCTGCCTTGGTGATGACGTACTCGCCGCCTTGCAGCGCCCCGTAGCCATCGTCAGGTGCAGGAGCACGGCCCATCAAGCGTTCGGGTGTGACCATGCCGCCTTGGTTGTAACCCAGATCAGCGGCATCAGCAGGACTGCCACCGAACTCACCCGTACCAACACCGCCACCAAAACCGCCTCCGGCGCCACCAAAGCGGCCACCAAAATCACCAGCCATAGGGGCCAAGGATTCACCGGTAATGCCTGACCGTGCTATTGGCGAACTTATTGCCTCGGGAGCCATAGGGGCCAAAGCCTCACCGGCAAATGAAGACTGCGGCGCTACCGGCGACGGCGCGTTAAAAGACAATCTATCCATGCTGTCATCAGCATAGGGGCCGTACTCTGGGCCAGCTTGGCCGTACGCTGGCGCGTTAAACGACAGCCTGTCCATACTGTCATCAGCGTAGGGGTTCTGATTTGCCTGAAACCTGTCGTACGCTGACGCGCTTAACCTTGCAAGCGCAAGCGGAGCGCCAACACCGGGGATCATTGATAAACCAGCACTTACAAATGGGTTCATGTTGGTGAGCGCATTACGAACATCAGCCATGCCGCCAGATTGTCTTGCCCCCATTGGGCCAGATGGTGCGGCATCGCCCTGATAGCCCTCGCCACCCATCATGTTTTGCCGCTGACGCTTACGCAGCATCTCGTTGAAGGCATTGAGGTAGTACATATTAAGCCTTGGGTATTACTGTGGGCCTATCATGGCGTTTTGGTTTGGCTGATTGGTAAATGTTGGCAAACCCATCAAAGAACGCAAAACTGCCTCATTGCTACCAGCCAGCGCGTTAACGCCCGGACGATTGTAAGTTGGGATAGCACGGTTCTGGGCAAACGGAGACATCAAATAGCTTCGTGCTGCGCCTGAAATCATTTGCGGTGCCAGCGCACCCGCAATAGCCCCCATGCCTGCACCGTATGGGCCACCTAAAGCGTTCCCACCAAATCCGCCAAGACCCATGCTAACTGTATTCATCATAGTTTGAGCGCCGGGTGTACCCATAGTTCCTGGTGGCGTCATAACGGGACGCGCAATGTTTGCAAAACGCGCTATCAAATCCAAGTCGCCGCTAAAGTAGCGGCCTCTAGTCTGCAAATCATTTGCCAATGTTCGCGAATTAACAGACCCACCACCTTCCACAATTGCATCTTCTACAGAATGACTAATTGCCATTCGTTGTCGGGATGCGCGGAACTGGTCTAACATTGCTTGGGTGTTGGGGTTGCCTGCTTGGGTTAGTTGCCTTTCAATCTGGTCTTCCAATGCGTTGCTAATCGCGCGTTGAGCCAAACCAACAGAAGCATTGTCACCACCAGCGCGAATATTTGCTCTTGCTTGCTCTCGCAATGTTCGCGTAGCCCCAATTGCGTCAGCCGAGTTAAATTGACCAACGCGATAACTGTTCACCAAATTTAACACTGGTTGAGGTATTGCGCCGGGAAATGATTGTCCGGGGCCGGTGTAAGCAGCCAATACATCGTCAAGCGCAGTGTTAAATTGGGGGTCTGTAGGTACAGCGCCAATACGGTTCAATGGCTCATAGCCTCGCTGGTATTCGTCCCTACGAATTTGCTGCATATTGGCGCGGGTTAGCGGATCGTTTTCACCAATACCAGCTGCCCGTCGCGCAAGCCGGTCAGTAACTTGTTGGTTTTGAACCGACGCTTGTTGTTGAGTTCTTGTTTTTCCAGCCAGACGCTCCAACAAAACATTTTGTACGTTAGGCGTTACGCTGCCAGGAGTTGTTAGATAGCCTTCAGCTTGCGCTTGCCGAATAGTTAAATCACGAACTGCGTTGCGCTGTTGTTGGGCTTGTAAATTAGCTTGTTGAGCGCGAGCCGCGCCAATAGCAAGCCCAGGCACCGCCATAGAGGTAGCAGCCCCAAACAATGGCTCTCCGGTAACTTCAGTAACGGCTTGCCCCGCAGCCCCCGCACCACCACCCACAGCGGCCATAGTGCCTGCTGCGCGGGTTTGCCCCATCAGCGTAGGCGCAGCGGCACGGATAGCAGATGCACCACCCAGCAAACCGCCTGTAGCCCCTTGAATCGTAACGTCCAACCCTCGTTGAAACGGCGTAGTTTCGCCTTGTGGTTGTTTAATAAAACCAGCACTTTGTAAAGCCGCAGCTACAGGTTGCCGAGGTGCCGTTACCTCTGGCGCCAAATCTGGTCGACCTACCGCAGTCATTGCTGTGCCGTAGCCCATTTTTGCAAGATTGGCAATATTTTCAGGCGCGGTAAGAAACACATCCGCAGCCCCTGCCAGTGCTTTGTATGGCGCACTGGTAATAATATCCATCGTAGACGCCTCGCGTTTAGGCGCAGGCATTTTAGATGGTGCCGCTTGACCAGAAGCCTTGGCCTCTAGTTCAGCTATTCTACGCAAGGCTATCAATTCTTCGCGGGGATCCATTATTTTTTCCCCCCAACTTGTTTACGCAGTTGATCTAACTCTGCTTGTTCTGCTGAAGACAATCCGCCAGCCGCCGTTGGTTTGTTGGACGCCGGAGCAGCGTACTTTTTCAACTCAGGCCGGTCAAACAAAGATTTATCGCCTTCGCCGCTAAACCAAGCCTCTTCAGCACCATCGTAGGTTTTGTTTTTGTTCCACCAACCAGAATAAAAATTGCGCTGTTCAATGTCGCGCTTTAACTGAGCTTTGGCAACCGAAATAATAAATTTATTGCCCTCTACAGTATTGCCAAGTTGAGCAACGGTTTTTTCCATTCTGTCTGCGTCAGATTGGGACTGTGTGCCTTTTTGTTCAAGTTGTTTCTGAAGAACGGCACTGTTAGCAGCAGCATTAAAAGTTTCAGCTTTAGCTGCATACGTTGTTGCTTCAGGTACGCCCAAAGCAGACAGAATAGAAGCGCCTGCTTTTTGTGCATCAGTACCAAAACCGGTCTTAAAGCCACCTTCTAAAATACGTTCTTGAGTTTCTAAAATTGGTAGATTTTTAGCGGCATTTCTGGCAGTTGCCGAAATTCCCTTAAATTCGTCAACCAACATTGTTCCACGAGCGCCTTTTTCGGCTCGTTCTTGTACGGGCATAACTACCGTTGTTCCTGGCGCTCGACCAGCATTTGCCAAGTCACGCTTAAAGTCAAACAACGATCCTTTGTAGCCTTGTTGTACAGCAAAATTATATTCAGATACGCTTGTTGGTGTTGTTGGTGCCGCAGGAGACAACCTAGCAATCTCTTTATCCAAAATGTCAATATTAGCTTTAACGCGAGGGTCTTGATTGACAAGCAATGCCAATCGTTGGCGTTGATCCAACTTGGTTTGCAATTCTCCAGACATTGCTGGCGCAACCATAGCGTTAGCAGGCGAGGCTGGTGCAGCAGCCCCCGCTGGAGCCATAGCGTTAGTCGGCGCTGCTTGAGGCATGGCTTGAGCGCCACCCATAGCAGAGGCAAATTCTCTAGAACTGGCTTGCTGCTTCAGAAACGCTTCCGCGCCCATAGCCTCTCGCTCTTTGTACTGCTGAAAAGCCGTTGCTTCTTCAGGAATATCAGCTAAGTCTTGTTCCAGCGTACCAAACTGTTGACTAATCCGTCCAAGATACGGGTCATTGTGTCGCGCTCGGACAATTACACGGGCCTCGTCTGGAGTACGTGCGCGGAGCAGCGCATCACGGGCGGCAAGTGTCCTTTGAGTAACTATGGCTGAATCAGCCACACGCCTTTTATCCGCCTGACCAGCGGCAAACTCCTGCTGGCGCATACCAAACTCTTGCTGGGCCTGCGCGGCCTTTTGCTGGGCCATTGCATTGGCTTGCATTTTCTCTTGGCCTTGTGAATAGCCCTCAAAGAAATTTGTCGGGCCACCTTGGTCAAGAATTCCAAAATTAAGTGCCATGATTTATCCTTAACCGTAAGTGTTTGGATCGGTAAAATTAACACCCATTCTTTGGTTATATTGGCCGGGGCCATAAAAACCACTGACTAGGCTATTAAACCCACCAGACCCAAGTGCAGTACCTATATTTCCGTAGGAAGATTGTCTTGCACGTTCTCCAGCCAGCATAGCGTTGGCAGTGTTATAGCCTTGGTTTTGCATAAGTGGGGCAGAGCCAGTTACAAGTCTTTCCCCTGCTGAGGCTGCTAGTGCATTGGAAGTCGGGCCAAAGCCAGCTACACCAGCAGCAGCACTTCGGCGTAACTCTTGATTTTTTAAAAAATCGTTTAGCGATTCTCTGTACCTTTGATTAGAAAGATTTGCGCCTAACTCTAATACGCCTCTGTTTGTAGGACCAGACTTAACTAACCCACGTGCTGCTTGCTGGGCATAGTATTTCTTGAACATTTGTTCATCTACATAATCCTTGCCTGGGTCAGCATTAAAGTCAGCCATCGTAAAAGGCCGAACATACTCGCCGCCTGCGGCGATGCCTTTTAGGTAGCCTGGAAGTGCATTGACGCCAGCCGTATAGTACGGCTGCTGCCTAGCAATGCTTTCATCGTACATCCGTTGCTGTAACGCCAAAGCACGGTCGCTAGAAGCATTAGCAATCTGCGCCGCCTCACGCGCAGCGCCTGTTTGCCCACCGCCTGTAGCCTCGTCAAGACCGCCGCCAAGAGCAGCGCCAGCAAGCGCACCTTGTGGGCCGCCAAGAAAAAACCCCGCTGCACCGCCTAATAGTTGACCCCAACCCATAATCGTTCTCCTTGTTACCCAACCACCCAGGCTGTACCATTGTCAAACACCGGGCAAACCACCGCACCACCACCAACGGGGGCAGATAGAAATGTAGGCGCTAGGGCATTGGTCACCCATGATCTGCGGCCTTGCGTACCGGCTGCTGGCAGAGTTGCTACCAAATAGGCTGCGCCTAATCCATTCCCGCCGTTGGCTACCGGCAGGATACCAGATACCTGCGTAGTAAGGCTCACCCCACTCAGCGTACCACCAAGCGTCAAATTGCCTGCTGTAGTGACCGTGCCTGTCAGGGTAATACCGTTGACCGTGCCAGTACCGCCTACTGATGTAACCGTGCCGACAAACGCATCGTTGCTGGTAATGGTGAAGCTGGGATACGTCCCGGTCACCACCGTCGTGCCTGCGCCCGTCAGCACCACCGTCAAGTCGGGCAGGCTGTTAGTCACCGTGATAGTGCCTGCGCCGTTGGTTACAGTGATGCCGGTGCTAGCCGTCAGCGTGTTGAGCGTGTAGCCTGTGCCATTGCCAATCAGCAGCTTGCCGTTGGTAGGAATAGTGCCTAGCCCCGTGCCGCCGTTGATGACCGGCGTGATTCCAAGGCCAGCGCCGGTGATGGTGTAGACGTTGTTGAGCCAACGAAACCATTGGGTTGTGATCTGCCCGTCTTGGGTAAACATTACCCGTGGCGCAGGGATTTGGGTGACGTTTGCCATACTAGCTTGACGTTGGACTTAGCACCAACTCAGCGCCCATAATAGCTATCTTTACCGGGTCAGTGCCGCTTACCTCGTACACCCGATCCCTGGATGAGCCGAGCCGCCGCCAGAACGTGCGGTATCCAAACTCACCAATCTTGCCCATGCTAGTCCAACGCTCACTTGACCAAGTATGACCGCCATCGTCGCTCCAACGCAGCATGACTTGCGGGTCATAGCCTGGTGTGGCGGGGAATGACTCGGTGACAATATCAGCGCCATCAATGTCTGGGCCGGTGTAGGCAAACGTCACCAAGTTCTCACCCGGCAAACCCAAAGACGGTTCAGTAATGATTTCCTCGCCCACCAGTGCTGGTGGTACAGGTTCAGCAGTAAGATACTCCCAATCAAACTCGGCAATCAGTTGATAACTTGGCCCCGACCCTGGTGGTGGAGCCGAAGGATTTGCCAACTCTGTAAGGATGCCGTCAGCAGTCTGCTCTGGCGTGACGCCCAACCCTACGCCTGTTTCAGCGTCAAGTTGCAAAGTGTGGTGGGCTGTGCGTTTAAGGTTGTTTTGGCCTGACGGCAGCGCCCTCCATGAGCGCAGCCACTTTTGGATGCCGCTGTTGTCAGCGTACACATCCAAGTCAAAAGCGTAGATGTTGCCGTTAACGTAGTCGCCCAGCACAATTTGGCTGTTGAACGCCATCTGGCAGTTTGACCTGTGGCGCATGAACAGGCCGTTGTCAAACCCAGCCCGTTCGTGCCACGCCTGCGTAGACACATCGTAGACCCAAGTGGCATTGCCAGTGGGGAATGTCAGAACATAGAAGGCATGGCCTTCCTGCTGGTAAGTGTAGGCAATGGCGTCAGAAATGTCGCCGTATTGGGCAATGGCGAACTCAATGGCGTGGGTGCTGACCCGAGTGCCGGTGTAGCCGTTGGCCCGGTAGACGATGCCTTGCCCCCGCGCATCTGCACCTAGCCAGAAAATGCCGTTGTCCAGCTTGGCGACAGAGAAAGCCGCAGCGCAGCCAATCTCATTGAACGCACCCTGGATGCGGGTCATGGGGAAGTCGGCAGCGCCAGAATCGTACCAGACCTCGACTGAGTTAGTGCCAAACAGCCAAATCTGCCCGTGGTCAATAATCATGCTGACCAAACCGTCCGGCGAACCCTCGGCACTAGCAAAATCTAGCGGGTCAACTGATGATCCGTCCAGCAGTTGCGTTACCCAGAATATCTGGCTGTCAGGCTGAATGAAGACAAAGTAGCCGTCCAAGTAGCCAACGATCAATGCGCCAGCAAAGTCAACGTCAGTGATCTGGGCAAAGACTAAGGTGCTGCTGTTGTAGATGTAACCCGGCCCATTGGCTGCAATGAACAACTGAGTGCCGTTGTCGCTCATGCTGACCGGGCCAGTGCCTGCTACCGTGCCACGCAAGGTGGCTACATAGGCCGTGGTGAGGCTGTATAGTTCATTGCCACTAACCACATAGCCAACGCCGTTAAACGTCCACAAGCCCCGTATTGGCCCGGTTCCAACCGTCACCAGCAAGTCAAGCCCTGGCGCCCGATTCAGAAACCCGCCTGTCTGCCCTCCGTCTGGGACGATTTCTGGGAACAGGTTGACCATCCTGTTGTCCGCAGCATTGACGCTCCGGGCAACATAGGCCGAACCAAGGATGGGCGATTTCATTACGCCACTACCGCGCCACGGAATCCAACAACCCACCAGTCAGTGCCAGCAAACTGGAGCGTTACTGAATCTCCAACAGTGTTAAAAGTAATGGTAGTTGCGCTGCCAAGGTTGGTTGGTGTCAAAACACCAGTATCGCCACCAGCGGTTTCCGCAACATAAATAATTGTCTTGAGTTGGCCTTGAGCGCCATCTGCAAGCGTTAGCGCATTACCCGCTGCCGTTGAAGTGAAAACGGTAACAAGGCCGGTAATATTTACCGCGCCAGGGCCACTCAATGCCTGACCCGTTGCAGATGCGCCAGTACCGCCATGATGAACTGGCAGACCACCAGTGACGCCAGTTGTCAGCGGCAACCCTGTGCAATTGGTAAGCACTCCAGACGTTGGCGTTCCAAGAATCGGAGTCACCATAGCCATGCTGGTCGATGTGCAGGCGCTGATGTTGCCGCTGGCAACTGTGCCCAAGGCTGGCGTTACCAAGGTCGGGCTGGTGAACAGCAGGGTCTTGCTGATGCTCTTGGTTGTGCCAGATTGGACAAACGGAACAATATCGGCAGCGTTGATGACGGTGGCAACGGGCAAACCAGAAATGGCAACGGTAGTCATAATATGATTATCCTAGAAATTGTTGCTATAAATATTATAGCGTTGACGATTGGCGACTATGCCGTAAGGCATTGCCATTACATCGTCAGGGTTGTTGATGCGCTTGATGTTGCGCTTGGAAGACATGGCAATTCGCTGAACTTGTGGGCTTGGCTCGACGCCAAACTCAGCGGCAATCTCACAGGCTAGGTTGAACCTAAAGGCTCGTAGGTAGCCTGGTGGGAATGAGAGCGTAGTTGCCAGCGTTGCCGGTTGCGTCAACTCTTCCACCGACACAATGTGCCACTCTAGCGGCGAACTAGGAACAGGGTACACCGTCATCGTAATGTCGGGGTAGCCCATGTTGACGTACAGCACCTGCGGGTAGGTGCTGGTCGTGTTCTTGACAGCAATGCCGTTGTACTGCTGCTCGTTAATTATCTTGATGCCATACGAAGTACCGTTTGAGGTATCTTTAAAGTAGGTGGCATCGTCAACCAAGACAGGCCGGTTGCCAACAAAGTTACCCGTTGGGCCTAACGTGCGTGTAGCTTGATTTACCGGCCAAGTGAACACCTGGTCTTGCGTTGTGAACACCGACAACCGTTCAGTGTTCCAAGAATCAATCATCTGATTCATTGCCGACAGCGCGTCAGCAGACGTAGCGGCTGAAGGCGTTTCAGCCTCTGCCAACATCCCAATCAGGCGCAATGCCCCGTTTATCTGGTCGCCAGCAGATGTGGTCATACCTATGCTCCTACGTCAACAACCTCAACTCGGGGTGGCCTGCCACGGGGACGTTTCATTTCGTTCACCGTGACAGGCTCTGCATCTACATCAAACCTCACCCAGCCATTCTTTTCGTCATAAACGGCCTCTGCTTCCATGCAAGCGACTTTCGTCCCATGCACGGGGTGACGTAGGTAGATGACTGCCATTTAGCTGATCCGATACACGTTGTAGGTAGCAGTACCAGTTTTGTAGAACAGCAACTCGCCAGCACCGCAAGGCGAAGTTGACGCTACAGCAGTGAGTGCAAAAGTCATCGTTCCAACCAGAGTTATGCCAGTTCCTGCCACGATTGTCACAACACCACTGGATGTACCAAGGTTCACAATTGCCAACCGGAAAC